TATAAAACAAATTCCTCAATGGAGAGAAGAAAATCCTGCGGCAGAGGATACGGAAACAAAGAAACATTTAGAATACCAGAATATACTATTAGAAGCTATGGGTGGATCAACTTTAGAAGACGATGACAAGAAGCGAGAAAAAATAATTCGCAATATTGCAAAGGAAGTCGTAATTGACAAAAATAAATAGTTTAGATTTATATAGTTTAGATTTATATAGTTTAGATTTTATATAGTTTAGATTTATATTTTATAACCTTGATAAAATATAAATGGCAACAGTTTCAAAGCAAGTTATTAACGCATTTGTTAATCGCGATGAATTTTTAAAATTGTTAAAGGTTAATCCTGGTTTAGTCATTGTTAAATTAGGTGCAACGTGGTGCGGACCTTGTCGCAATATTGCTCATATTGTTGAAGGGTTCTTTGCATCGTCGCCCCCTGATGTTATATGTGCTGATATTGATGTTGACGAGAGTATAGATTTATACTCATATTTGAAACAAAAGCGCATGGTGAATGGAATACCGGTTATTTTGTTATATAAGAGGGGCAATGTTTCGTTTGTTCCAGACGACAGTGTAACAGGAGGAGACCCTGCTCAGTTAGACACATTTTTCAAACGCTGTGGTCTTCATCTTTTAGCTGTGAAAAAGGCTTATGTTGCAGTTGGAAAATAATTTATTTACCAAAAAATCTTAAATCGTGAACTTCGCCAGTATCAGTATTATAAAGACGATATTCTTTAGGTATTTTTCTTGCAAGCTTTCCTTCGGTTGCAAACTTATCTCGCATTTGCGAATAGTGGCTTCTAACGGATGCCTTTTTTGAATTTCCTCTTAATCCAAAATCGTCTTTATGTTGTTCATACTCATGCATATTTTCAAATACAGTGTAGGCTTTACTGCATGGGAAATCGTCTTCTTCAGGATACTTTGGACAGACCCTATAACGAGACGTGTGTCTTTTATTTGTTTTTTCAGTTGGGCTTAAACTATAAGCTCTCACTTGATTTAAAGGAGAGTGAATTCTTACTTGCTTTCTAGTTTTAGCCTTTTTACTAGATGATGATGATCTTCTTGATGAACTTTTTGATGATCTTTTTGAAGAACTTCTTGGACTCGGCATATATATTCACTTGATAAAAAATTGATTGTGTTTTTTCTTTAAGTATGTAATTTAAATACTTAAGAAATGGATCACTTTGATGAAAGGGAGAGTTTTGCAATTCAGAGTGCAATTATTATCAATGAGCTGCAGCTAATGATTGAAAAGACTAAAAAAATTGAGATGCAGATTATACAAGTTGACGCGCAAGTAAGCCCTACAGACTTTTATAGTCCACTTATAGAGACACAATGCGAGCAACCACCGAAGAAAAGAATGAAATGTTCAAGATAATACAATGGTTTAGAAACAGTAATAAAAATATAATCTTGTATATATAAAATGGACGAAGAAGAATATGTATCACCTGATGTGAATGATTACACAATTTATTCAAAGAGCGGTTGCCCAAATTGTGTAAAAATAAAGAAATATTTGTGCGAGGTCGGTGCAAAATTATTAGTTGTAAACTGTGATGAATATATACTTGAAAATAAAGAAAATTTTTTGCGTTTTATGGAAGGAATTGCCGGCAAAGAAGTTAAAATTTTTCCTATGGTTTTCTACGAAGGACAATATATTGGTGGGTATTCTGAAACCGAGAAGCATTATAATATGACGACTGCATTTTCAAATGATGTATTATTTTAATTCATTATTATTTATTATAATTTAAAAATAGTAAATCATAATAAAATACAAAATAGTTATGAAAGTAATAGCCATTTTTTTAAGTTTATTAAGCTTTGCGCATTCTCTGAATATGCGCATGAATATTCCTGACAATATTGCCAGAAAGAGATACCTTTTTGGTGAAAAGTCTTATAACGCATTGGTTAAAAATATTCAAGACCACAAGGTTAAAAATCTTTATTTTAATGAAAAGTTGGATTCTGTTATTGCTGAGGATTCAGAGGAACACGAGTCGCCAATAGAAGATTACACTTTTACCAAAATTAATCCTTTCATAACAGACAAATTGGTTGATCTTTCTGTTAAAAATGACGTGACGACAACATTTGCACAAGTAGCTGCACCAAACCCATACTTTCAGATTATTGGCAATGTTTTAAATGGAGCGGAAATGTTTCTTTTTCCTGGGTTGCTTATAGCTTTTCTCGTAAGTTTTTTTAGGGTAAATAATCAGATGCGAAATCCAGCTTCCATTTTTGGCGGTAAAAATGAAAATGATTTAAACAAGGACAAGATTAATATGCAACAAGCCAATGTTTCTCTCGCAAGTTTTGCTGGAAGTCCTGAAATCTTTCAAGAATGTGTTGAAGTGGTATCATATTTAAAGAACAGCACTGTCTATGAAAAGGCTGGCGCAGAAATTCCACGCGGAATTTTATTAGAAGGTCCTCCAGGAACAGGAAAAACTTTATTGGCAAAGGCAATTGCGAGTGAAGCGGAAGCCAATTTTATTTCAATTGCTGCGAGTGAGTTTGTAGAGATATTCGTTGGAATGGGCGCATCAAAAATCAGAAATCTATTCAACACTGCGAGAGAAAATACGCCGTGTATTATTTTCATTGATGAAATTGATGCGGTTGGAAGACAAAGAGGAGCAGGTATAAATATGGCAAACGATGAGCGAGAGCAAACATTGAATCAACTTTTGGCAGAGATGGATGGTTTTGCAGATAACAAGGATATCCTCGTTATGGCTGCAACAAATAGGCGCGATGTTTTAGATGCAGCATTGTTGAGGCCTGGACGCTTTGACAGGATAATTAATGTCCCACTTCCTGACGTTGAGTCGCGAGAAAAAATTTTGAAGGTGCATACCAAGAATAAGGTTTTAGCCGATTCAGTAAATTTGAATTTGGTTGCAGAGTTGACAGGAGGATTTTCTGGCGCACAATTAAAGAACTTGATGAATGAAGCCGCTATATTATCTGCGAGAGATGGAAACATTATTATTACAGATAAAATTATTCTGGAAGCATTAGATAAATTGATTGTGGGAATTGTGAAAAAGATTGACACGAGGGATGATGCGGCCAAGCGCCGCGTCGCTATTCACGAAACAGGACACGCTATTTTAGCCGCAATATATAATAATTATTTTGACTTAAAGAAAGTAAGCATTCAAAGCACGTATAATGGGGCTGGTGGTTACACTGTGTTTAATGAATACAGAAATATAACTGAGAGTGGACTTTACACCAAGGATTTGCTATTTAAGAGGCTTATGGTTGGTATGGGAGGAAAGGCTGCCGAAAATATTTTTTATGGCGATGAACACGTGTCTGTTGGAGCGGTTCAAGATCTAAAACAGACAAACTCGTTGGCTCAAAGAATGATTGGTAATTATGGTATGGGATTAAAGATGGAAGTTTTCTATAATGATGAAGTGGACAATGAGAGAAATCCTTTCTTGGGACGTAGCTTATCTATGGGAGCCAAGTATTCAGAGCATACAAAGGAAATATTTGACAAAGAATCATTGAACTTGGTTAAGAATGCTTATGCTGAGGCAAAAACTGTTCTTACCGAAAACAAGGAAAGCATGAATAAGCTTATCCAAAAATTACTTGAAAATGGCGTTCTAACAGGTGAAGAAGTAAGACAGGCCTTGCCGGAATTAAATAAGGAATAAATGTCAAAATATTAAATAAAACAAGTAAAAATATAATAAAAATACCTCAATTTTTCATCATTTTGATAAAAAATTGAAATGCTATTTCTCTCTTGTCTTGAATCTACAAACCCAAAAGCCTTCCAAAAATGGTATCAACCGTCAACAATGTTATGCTTTACGCAGAATCCCTAAAAGGACTTCCGTTTAGATGGTATATCAACGGAGAACTACAAACATTTACTGGAGACAATGCATTCTGGTGCGAAAATTCTTTACCACCGTCCGCAGAAGAAATCAAGACTCAAGATAAATATATTGTTTGCACTGGATTGCCGAATTTGCTGCGCAGGTTCTGTGGACTAACTATTCCTGGACTTGGTCCAAAGATTCGCGGCAAATATGGCGATGTGTATAAACAATATCCAGGCGGAACTACCGCGTGGTTTGCTTACTTGTATCAGAATAAGCGCGTCCAAAAATTTGATATCAATGTGCGTTACCCAAGAGGCACACTTTTAATGGCGCGTTACAAGGCAAAGGATTTTGGCGAAAAAGACCAAGGACATCTTGCTGTAGTTTACGATGACGTGGATGAAACAAAAACAATAAAAGACCAACTGATTATTCATTCCACACCAACTGTTGATTACAAAGATCGCGACAGTTGCAAGGACCACGGTTCGGTCAAGATTGAATCATTCAATATATCAAACGACCTATTCAAATGGGACAAGGTTAGCTACTACAAGTGGGTGTGCTTGCCTGAGAATTGGTTGCTCTTAGATTAAGTCCAACATCAAAATAACTTAAAAACTTTTTAAGTTATTCAATTATTGAATGGAAGACCCAGTCTTTAAAGAGGGATTTAAAAAATACATAGATAGCGTTCGCAGCAATTGCTATATGTTTGATGTAAATAAGTGTTGTGGATATTCAGAAATAGTTCCAATATTCAAGTATGCAACTTGCGCGGATTTATATAGGAATATTATACATCAATTTGACATTAAACCTGAAATAAAAATGAGTTTATATGCAAGAGACGCAAACAATAATACAATAATGATTCAAAATGACAACACGCCAATTAGAAATATAATAGTAGAAAATTCAATTTTTTTCAAACCAATTTATCCTCTTCCCACGAGTGTTGTTTATAAACTTGTCTATAAATTTGAAACTGAAGGAAGCAGTTGTAGTTGTTGTTCTTGCAATTCCAATAGTTGAGTAAAATTAATTATAACCTTTTCTAATGTTTGTATATGGACTCAGTAGATTTAGATATAAACAATTATAACTTACAAGACATTCTCTCATTATTTAAAATTCCTGTAAATTTTGACGAACATGACATGAAAAGAGCAAAACAAGTCGTATTAAAAACGCATCCAGATAAATCAAAACTACCTGCCGAATATTTTCTTTTTTATTCAAAAGCTTATAAGATGTTACATTCTGTTTGGGAATTTAGAAAACGAGGTGACGTTGATTCAAACAATCCAAAGAATACAGAATATTCAAATTATTCAGATGAAGATAAGAATGTATTGTTAGACCAGTTCTTTGAATCTAATGAGAAATTTAAGAAAAGCGCCAACTTTAACAGATGGTTTAATCAACAGTTTGAGAGAAATAAGTTATCCAATGAATCGGAAGAAAAAGGATATGGAGACTGGTTAAAAACGGATGAAGATCTTGACGAACCTGCAAAAAATGTGTCAATGGCAACCATGAAACAAGAATTTGATAGAAAGAAGGATAAAGCTCGTTCTCTCATTGTGAGAGAAGATGTTCAGGAATTGTGGTCTAACAATTCGTTTTCAGGGTCATCTGCAGAATTATCAAGCGATGCGCCAGGGACATATGATTCCGGTTTGTTTAGCGGTTTGGGGTTTCAAGATTTATACAAGGCTCACACAGAAACAGTGATTCCAGTTACAGAAGAGGATTACGAACAAAAACAAAAATTCGGCAGCGTGAATGAATATATGAGTTATAGAAATAATCAAGATACTAAACCACTTTCAGAGGTTCAAGCGCAACAATATTTAAATCAACGAAATGAAAAGGAAGAAGAAAAGGCAGTTAGAAGAGCATATGAATTAGCAAAACAGACGGAACTAGCAAAACAGAAAAACCAAGAATTTTGGAGTGGATTGCAACTATTGCAGAATAAATAAAATATATAATAATATTATATATGTCATTTAAGGTGAAAAACTACATCAACTATATTTATCTATTTGCCATTTTAATAGTTCTTTGGTTTTTATATAATAGATATGAAGATAGACGTTCAAGGGAGGAAAATGTTGGAAATTACGACGCGATTCAAAAATATTTGTTGAACGATTCAACTTTAGCTGATACAAAAAAACCTATTTTATGGATTCCCATTACTTATGAATACAACGCGCGCAATTGGATTAGTTTTGGCTCTCGCAGTTCTTTAGAGTTGAACCAGCCTTATATGTATTTAACAGTAAGAAGCATTATTAATCAATGTCAAGATTCATTCCATATTTGCATAATAGATGATGATTCATTTGAAAAAATATTACCCAATTGGACAGTTAACATGAAATCTATTGCAAGCCCAGTTTCGGACTATATGCGTTCTCTCGCTTTAAGCAAAATCCTTTACAAATATGGAGGACTAATTGTTCCTCCTTCTTTCTTGTGTATGCGCAATTTGAATGAGTTATACGCCATGGGAACCAGTGGAAATAAAATGTTTATTTGTGAAACGGTTGATAGAAACATTACATCAACGACTCACGAGTTTTACTCAGACATTAGTTTCATGGGATCGCCAAAGGAGTGCCCAGAACTAAAAAATATGATTGACTTTATGCAAAGAACAATTTCTGCCGATTACACTGCTCAAGCGGAATTTTTGGGTGATTTTAATCGTTGGTGCAATAGTCGCGTGCAAAAACATCAGATTAATTTGATTCCTGGAAAGTTGATTGGAACAAAGACAATGGATGATACAATGATTTTGGTTGATAATTTGTTGTCAAATGACTATATTGAGTTGTATCCTCAAGCTTACGGAATTTACATACCTGCGAAGGAAATATTAAACCGCAGACACTATGAGTGGTTTGCCAGAATGTCACAAACGCAGGTTTTAGAATCCAATGTTATTATTTGCAAATACATATTGTTAGCGAGCGCACCGGATTCAAAGAAGGGAACTATTGAGCCTATGAAGAATAATGGTGGATGGAGCAAAAATTGGATCGGTTATTGGCAAGTGCCTTCTGGGTTTGGATTATGGGGACCCAAACCTCAACCATTTGCGACACATTTAATAATGAAAAAGACTGATCCTCATCCTTAAAAACCAATAGTTTCTCTTATCTCACCATAAAAAAACTATATGGCCATTCTGGAAGTTCTTCGTTTTCATCAGAATCACAAAGTGGGTCAAAATCATTCGGCAAAGTTTTACAAGATATACAGTCAAAAAAATTGTATATAAGAGAGTATAACCTCATATTTTAATATAAGGTTATATGAAATTAAAAATAAAAGTAATAAATAATGTTGTAAGTGGATTTGTCGTATTTTATTACTGATGTATATGTGACTTTTGTGAAATTGCATATTTGTCGCAGAATTGTAGTAAAACTGTTATAGGTAAGTTTTCTTTCTAGATATTTCTGCTTTGATAGATGATAATATGGTTTACATTTCTCAAGAAACTCAGTTATTAAATTGGTGAAAACGCCTTTTTTGTATGCATCATTATTAAACGTAAAGTATTTATCGTTTTTAATGCAAACATTTTGTAAAAGTTCTGATAACAGTTCTCTTGGAACTTCCTTTTTAAATGTTTGATTTGACATGTATATGGTATATATAATTATATTAAAAGTCTTGTTAAATATTTTGTCCTAAAGTTTTTAGATTATTAAGCTTTTTTCTTTTTATTGTAAGATCTCTTTTTTTTAGAAGGCTCTTCAAAAACTGGCTCTTCTTCAATAACAGGTTCTTCAGCAACAGACGCTTCAGTAACATGCAACTCATCAATAACAGACTCTTCTATAACAAGTTCTTCTTCAGCAACAGGTTCTTCTTCAGCAAATTCTAATTCAACTGCAACAATTTCTTCAACGAGTTTGAGTTCCTCCTCTTCTTCAAAAATGGGATTTAAAATAAAGTCCTTTCTAAGATAAGTTAAAGTAATTTTATTACCACTGTTTTGCATATTAACAATGTAATGAGTGTTGTTAAGTTTATTTAATCCAATTTGGTTATCTTCAGGGTTTAATGTTAAAATAAGTTGTTTAAAACTTCTGAGTTTCTCTTCAGAAATAAAATCCAACCAAAGTGATTCAGTGTCATTAACGTGCATATTTAAAAAAATATTTTTAAATTGAAGGGTGTAAAAGTCCAAATTAACAGTATTTCTTGTGCGAGAATTTGATACACGCAAATTTGGGCCAACAAATGCAATTGATTTTGGAAATGTAAATTTTGTTGAAGCGTCAGCAGTAAAATTATCTACAGGGTCAACATTAACAAAAATATAATGATCATACTCAGAAACATTTGCTACAAGAGTTTCATTTAATCCGACGACTATTTTATCATCAAACTTGACAACTAATTCGGACATGTTTATAATTATAGAATATAAAATTTTGCTAAAAACTGCTAAATTAAGTAAAATTCTCAATCAAATTATTTGTAAATAGCGCAAGTTCTATTTCATCTTCATGAATGTTATAAAAGATGGTAATATATTTGCAAATGAATGGTATTATAATGTATTTTTCATCTTCTGTCAAAATACTTGTTGTCTTTATAAATAAAAAGTAATTATCTAAAATGTCCATAACGGAATATCCTTTGTCGTATATTGAATATATAAGCTGTATTGCTTCATTTAATTTTTTATCTTTGAGAAACTCGGTATACTTTTGAAAAGAATGAAAACTAATATTTGTGCACACACTAGTAGCCAATTCTAATGTAATTGGCATATTTAACAGCTTAAACTTCTCCATGTAGTTAATCAAAATTTTGGCAGTGTTATTGCAAATATCCAAAATAAATTCTTGTGCGTCGTTTGCAATTTCAATTTTCTCATTAGTCTTAATTTTATTCATAATCTTGGCCAAATTGTTGCGTTGAAGTGGTTTAATCTTAATAATGGTGAACCTAGATTGCAAGCTTTCAATAACCTTTTGAATGTTGCTGCACGAAGATATAAAGTGAACATTATTGCTAAACTTATCAATGCAGTTTCTAAACACTTGTTGACTCTGCTCATTAATAAGGTCAATATCATCTAAAACGACAATTTTTTTCTTGTTTTTAATTAAAGAACAGTTTTGGCAAAAAGTTTTTACGTCATTACGATAATAGTTGATGCCTTGATCTTTCAAGCTGTTAATATGCAAAACGTTTTCCATATATTGAGATTCTTTGAAACCGGTGTAATATTCTCTTATTAGAGCATTTAACATGGCTGTTTTTCCGCTTCCCATGTCACCAATGAAGAGAATATTTAAATTATCCATTTTAATTAATGTGGTTAGTATGTCTGTCATTTCTTCATCAATTTCAAAATCCTTGAAATACAGTGGTTGGAATTTGTTGATGAAAAGGTTGTAATCCATTAATAATTATATTCGTAAATTATTATTTAAGTTTATCTCAAATAATAATATTAAAATGTCAGGAGAGAGTTTTTATTCTATATTGGGCGTTCCAGAAAACGCAAATGCAGATGAGATTAAAAAGGCGTATAGAAAGTTGTCATTAAAATATCATCCAGATAGAAACCAGGGGGATGTTGAAAAAACTAAAACTTTTCAGAAAATTAATGAGGCGTATGAAACATTAAGCGACAATGAAAAGAAGGACGAATATGATATGCGTGGGAAGAATCCATTTATGAGAATGAACAGCTTCGGTGGAAACGGTGATGAGATGGATATGAATGATTTGTTTGCGAACTTGTTTTTTGGAGGAATGGCTGGTGGAATGCCTGGAGGAATGCATGGAGGAATGCCAGGAGGAATGCCAGGAGGAATATTTGCAGGCGGTTTTCCTCCAGGAGCAAATGTGCGTATCTTCAGAAATGGCGTGCCTGTAAATATGGGTCAAGGGTTTGAGAAGCCTGCACCAATTACAAAGACAATCCATATTAATATGGCAACTGTATTGACTGGTGGAAAGATCCCTCTAGAAATTGAACGTTGGTCGTTGGAAAATGGCAACAAAGTGTTTGAAATTGTTACGGTATATGTGGACATTTTTAAGGGAGTTGATCATAATGAGGTTATTGTTTTGAGAGAACAAGGCAATTCTATCAATGATACTTGTAAGGGAGACGTGAAGGTTTTTATTAGCATTAGCAATGATTCCCAGTTTACAAGACGCGGATTAGATTTAATAATGCAGAAGGAAATTTCTCTCAAAGAAGCGTTGTGTGGATTCAGTTTTGAGATAAAATATATAAATGGGAAAGTCTACACTATTAATAATCAGACAGGGAATATTATTCCGCCAAACTATGAAAAGGTCATTCCCAATATGGGGTTAACGAGAGAAAACCACGTTGGAAATTTGATAATAGTTTTTAATACAAAGTTTCCAGAGACTCTTACCGCAGAGAAGATTGAAGCGCTTGGAAAGTTATTATAAAAAAATTGATTTGATGCAATGCAAAAAAGTAAGTTGCAAACAAGAATGACGAGCGTTGGAAACGGACAATTTGAATTTATTGATAGCGGTTCGCGTATCATGTATACAACTGCGCATTTTGCAATTAGCCAGTTGGAGTTGTGGGAGTATATGAAAAGGGACACAGAGTCCTATATGTTATCAAGCGACTCAGAAGTTAAACGAATTTATGCAAAAATTGAGCAACTGGGATATAACGGACACAGCGGAGCGTCATTTGGATGCACAATGAGGGCGATGCAATTCATTGCTCAAAACGGATATGATAAATTTAGAGAAGATTATACGGCTGGATGTTAGGAAAAAATATAAAATAAAAATAATGTTTTATTATATATTTATTAGATGTATAGTAACTATAATGATTTTTTCAATTCAAAAAAATGCTGTCCTCCGCAAAATCCTAGTTATGTAGGCTGTATTGGACCACAAGGCCAAGTTGGCCCAACAGGACCTGGGGGGCCGGCAACAAACACAGGAGCAACAGGACCCCCAGGAGTTACAGGTCCAACAGGTCAACAAGGGACACCAGGCACGGCATCCGACACAGGAGCAACAGGATATACAGGTCCAACTGGACCATTAGGAACAGGGCCCACAGGACCTCAGAGCACGGTAACAGGCGCAACTGGTTACACAGGCCCAACCGGACTTCAAGGTATTCAAGGATTAACTGGTTATACAGGTCCAACCGGACCACAAAGCACAATTACTGGTCCCACAGGACCTTCAGTTACAGGACCCACAGGCCTTCAAGGTATTCAAGGTTTAACAGGACCAACCGGTCTTAAAGGAGATACAGGACTACAAGGAAATCAAGGTATTCAAGGTTTAACTGGTTATACAGGACCAACAGGTTTGCAAGGCAGTCAAGGATTAACTGGACCTACCGGATTACAAGGTATTCAAGGTTTAACAGGACCTACAGGGTTACAAGGTATTCAAGGTTTAACTGGATTTACAGGACCACAAAGCACAGTCACAGGACCCACAGGTTACACAGGTCCTTCAGTAACAGGTCCCACAGGTTACACAGGTCCTTCAGTAACAGGTCCAACCGGACCACAAAGCACAATTACTGGTCCCACAGGTTTCACTGGACCAGCCGGAACAGGAACAGGGACAACAGGACCAACAGGACCTTGTTGCACTGGTCCAACCGGACCGGCTGGAGCCGCAGGAAATGGAACAAACGTGGCTGCGTCTTATTATTTAAGTGACCCAAACACAATTAGTTTAACTAATGGTCCAACCGGAACAACAATGTATTACAATACTATTATTTATGAACAAGGCGTTACAAATACAACTACTGGCGTTAATAAAACAAGAATAAATATTTTAACAAGCGGTGTATATGAAATATGGTATTATATTAGAGTAACTTCCATTGGCCCTACCACCACAGATGAGTATATATTTTCTTCATATATAAGAAAAAATGGGACCACTCAATTACCCAATACTCTTTTACAGAGTGCTTATTGGGGTAAAATAAGTGTTGGCGACCCTAATCAGTATTCACCTCCATTTCCAGTTTATACAACGGCTCCATATATAAATTCGTTCGTTGCTGGAGACTATATAGAAATTGCTGCATACATACCAGCGTCTTGGACTTCAGCAAATGTAACCGTTGTACCGACTGTGGGAATAAAACTTATTGCAACCGACGTAGGAAAAACAGGTCCAACAGGAGTAACAGGCCCAACAGGAGTAACAGGCCCAACAGGAGTAACAGGCCCTACAGGACCTTGTTGCACCGGACCTACAGGTCTTCCAGGAGTAACAGGTCCAACCGGACCTCAAAGCACAGTTACAGGACCAACAGGTCCACAAGGAATTGCAGGATTAGGTGGCGTTGTAACAAATTATGGACAATTTTATAATAATACACTTTCAGGTCCAATCAACAATATTACTCCAACAAACCTAACCGTTGCCTCAGTGTGGACAACTTATACAATTAGCAATGGAATTACAATTGGTAGTAATTTAATAGGTCCAGCAAATACAAGAATAGTAATTCCAACTACAGGCATATATTATTTTGAACACAGATTACAGGGGGTTAGTAACCCCGACCCTCCTGGGCCGTCTGGTGATAATGTTACAACAGAATTTTATGTTAATGGAACTCTCGTACAATTTTCATCTACTTCTCAAGGCATGACTACAACTACAAACGGTGAAGTATTTACCGCTACTTGCGAATTATCATTGACTGCAGGTCAATATGTAGAAATAAAATATACTGTATCTGGTCCTTTTCTTTATACAGGAACAACACAAGCGCCCGTTTTACAACTAAATGTATTTCAAATATCATCTTCAACAAATGCAACAAATTATTTTATAAGTGGAACAATTCCGGTTAGTAAAGTAATTAACCCACCCAGCGGTTTATATGTTGTAATTAATGAGCCTGTTGGTGGTACTGCAATACTCGGAACAGCATTTACATCTCCAGCTGGTGGGTTAAATAAATTTAAAATTACAGTTTCTTATAATGTACGATTGCAAAGTTCTTCAAATGGTGGTTTATTACTTGCATTAGGTGTATATGTTCCATTATACACAACCAAATATTTAGCTCAAAATTTTTTATTTAATCCGAGTAGTGCTACCCCAGATGCTTTACAAATGTATTTTTCACCAGAAAATGTATATACTGCATCATCGTTGTTTTCAGTATCAGGTTCATTTACTGATACTTGGGATTTAGGCGCAGGCACTATTCCTGCAGGAACGCCGTGTTATTTTCAATTGTATGCTTATTGTGTTGCTCTTCCTAGTTGCACCACTATGGCAGTATATGTGCCGCCATATACTAGTTCTACAATAACATTTATGTTAGAAAATATAACTTCTTTGTAGAAGGCATAATTTACTTACGGTTTGACAAGAGGTGCATTGAAAAAAGATATAAAATCAAAATGTTTGCAAAAACCATGACCAATTGTTGAATCATTAAAAGTATTACAGCGCGGTTAGTCTCAGGGTTCAAAATGGAATAACCGACGCCAGCTTGAACAGTAACACTAGTAAAAAAGCAGTCTAGTATTCTTAAATCATTCTTCTTTTTGTTTTTAATGTTCAAGCTAAAATCATCGCTATAGATCCAGTATAAAGTGCCGAATATAAGAATGGATACTATTTGAAATAGAAAGGTTTGAAACACTTGTCGCATTTATATTTTAACGTGATATTTTTTATTTTTCCTGCCGATCGTAATATTATTTGCCTCAAAATGGCTTAAAGAAACGGCGCAATTAAATAATGGGGGCGATGGGGCGCCCATGGGGGAAAGGATTAGGGGGAAAGGATTAGGGGGAAAGAATTGGATTAATTTAACGTGATAAATTTGGGTATAGAATTGGTGGCCCACTGGCTCAATTGGATTGGGTTTTTTAAACCCCCAAAGAGAGCGTTGGCCTTCTAAGCCAAAGGTTCCGAGTTCGAGTCTCGGGTGGGTTAAATGTGGGGGATTAGCTCAATTGGTAGAGCGCACGCTTAGCATGCGTGAGGTATTGGGATCGAAGCCCAAATTCTCCAAAATATAAATTCTAGCGCCTCTTTAGCTTAGTGGTAGAGCACTCGCTTTGTAAGCGAGAGGCCGAGGGTTCAATCCCCTCAGGAGGCTAACAAATTTAATCTTTATTTTTTGATAAATATTAAAATACTTTTAGCATGGAATAAAATCTAACGCAAATATATACAAAAATGGCAGGCAGACCTCGAATTGTTAGAAGCATCCAATCCTATGTTAATCATAGCGACGCGCACAGTGGATTAAGCATGTTAAAAGCAGGCACACCAACCAAAGTTGGTGTCACTCACTATTTATGGCATAATCTTCAAACACAGGCCAACCAAGGTCCTCTTGACTTTGTCAATTCTCAAGTTTATTATAACACACTTCAATGGCAAACATACGGCAACTTGAGACCATCTTTCACAAGCAATCCTCGCCAAGCTTACACGTCTTTCCCAGCATCCAGATATCCAAAGGGACAAAGACCATCAACATTTAATGGAAATTATAACTCCAATTAAGTCCCCTTCTTTTAATTTAAGAATCTAACGTTAAATCAACAACTTCTGACACTTTTGAAGCAGGTTTAGGTTTTAATAAAGGTAATCCTTTTTTACAACCAGGACACTCATGATTGACGCCTTCTCTCGCAAAACCATTTTCAGGATCCCACCAACAGTCTTTACAAATTCTGTGAGCCTTTGATCCATGCTTCATTAGACATGCACTCGGTTTCAAAGTATTTCCATCTGAGACACTTCGCTCGCACATGCAACATTGAACTTTGTTTCCTCCTCTCTTTGAACGTGTTCTCATATTTCTTTTTCTTTTAGACCGACGTTTTAAAGTATTTATTCGTTTCATTATAAATTAAGTGAATATAATTTATTACGATTTAAACTTTATTTTAACACAGAACAGAAACATATACATTATTAGCATTTGCAACATACGCATAATCCCCTGAAGTAGAAAAAGCAATATAATTTGGAAAATCTCCAACGGAAACTGTTGTTGCAAGTGTATTAGTTGTAGTATTTATAACACTTATAGTGGTGCCTTCGCCATTTACAACATAAGCATAATTTCCATAAATAGCAATATATCTTGGGCTAGCGCCAACGTTAATTGTTGTTTCAGTTGTATTATTTGTAGTATTTATTACGCTAACTGTGCCAGATACAATTTGATTGGTGACGTAAGCATAATTTCCAGAAATGGCAATGTAAGTTGGGGTATTTCCAAGAGTAACTGTTGCTATAACTGCATTACTTATAGTATTTATAACTTTAACCGTTCCACTTGCGGCAATAGTAACATAAGCATAAATTCCAGAAATTGCAATACTAGACTGACCTCCACCAACATCAACTGTCGCGGTCACTGTATTATTTGTAGTATTTATAACACTAAATGCACTAGAACCGTTATTAGCAACATAAGCATAAATTCCAGAAATTGCAATGCAATTTGGATAAGTTCCAACGGTTATTGTTGTTTCTAGACTATTACTAGTAATATTTATAACACTAACTACAGTAGAAGCTGAATTAGCAACATAAGCATAATTTCCAGAAATAGCAATATAGTTTGGAAAATTTCCAACAGTTATTGTATTTACTAGTGATAAAGATGAAGGGTTTGAAATGTCTAACACGGAAACAGTATCACTATCTCCATTTGCAACATAAGCATAAATTCCAGAAATTGAAATGTATTGTGGATTATTTCCAACGTTAAATGGTGAACCTACAAGTGTATTGCTTGCAGTATTTATAACACTAACTGTGTTAGTTCCGACATTAGAAATATACGCATAATTGCCAGAAATAGCAATAAAATATGGCTGAGTTCCATTAACCGGAATATTAGAACAGAACGTTTTTGGACCGGCTGGAACAGGTGTTGGCGTTTGACTTGGGGGCAGAGTAGAATTACTGGGAGAAATAATTCCAGGGGGTCCTTTAGTCATAAGAACGATTGGATTTTTGGGACCAAGTGTTTTAATTGTGTTAGAAACGAATCTAAATCTCTGCGAGTTAAGAATGTCTTGAAAAAATCTATCTGTAGCCAAATTTGGCCGATTCATTCTACTTCCTTTGAATATTGATGACATTTATACAATATAGCATTATTAAATTTAATAATTTTTTAAACTTGATTTTCTTGCGATGCCAAAGGCGGTTGTGGGTTTATCCTTTGACAAATGCAGATAAAAAAACAATAACAAATTCCAAAAGCCAATCCAGCTGCTAATCCAATAACAAATGCAAATAAAACTAGACCAGCAAACTCACTCATAATAAATTATAATGTGGTGAAACGTCTAAATTATTTAACATACCAATTTAAAGCATAATCATTGGAACCACCACTCATTTGCAATCCAAGACGAGAGAAAGAACGATTGCAAGGATATTGCGCACTGCAACTTGTTGCATGAAGCATTTTAGCGCGTCTTGTGGCAATGCTAGAAGCACCGACGCCAGCACCAGCCACGTATGTGTTATTCACATCAGCCGGTTGATTCGTGATTAATCCGAGAGCAAAGTTGCGTCTACCGCCTGCACCACCACTGCGTTTATAATTAAATCCACCTTTTCCTACCCAGAAACTTCCGTTTGGCATTTTATATATATTATGATTATATAAAATACTTTTTACCCAAGCAATGCAAATTTAGATACAGCCATTCCAAATAAAATTAATATCATTCCAACATAATCGTCCATTGTTGTTGCAACGTTTAACCAAAACTGATTGCTAAATAGTTGCCCTAAAAACTGAAAAATGTAAGAAGATAATGCCATTTGCGCTGGGTTTAAGAATGTATAACCAATGCGTTGCATGGGAACTACAAATAACCATTCCGCAGTGGCCCAAAACTCGGATGCCAATAATTTATGATACATAGTTGCATCTTCTCCTTTAAATGTGGTCTGCAAAAACATTGCCAACATAACAGTAACAACACACAATATATTAAGAAGCAACCATAATAATACTTTATAAACAGAGACCATCTATATTAAAATGATAAAATTAAATTATATCATCATATTTTAACAATGCGATTAGACGATTCTAAAATTGTTTATTATGTTTTATACTATATATTGTTTGCAATAGGTCAAGCTCTAAGTATGTGGGGACAATATGTCACATTACCATATACAAATCTTACTTATTGGCAAGCATTTTCAATGGCGATACCTTTTGCGTGGTCAAATTGGTTATTCACAACATTTGCAATAGACATTGGACA